CGGGCCACGAAAGAATGTGCCAGGGCAAAGCCGTGGCCTCGCACATGGCCATGTCGTGAGGTGACGGCCTGCTGGTAGCATCCGGGTGCGAGTGAACGATGCCGATCACCTCACCCAGGTCTTCCGCCGCGGCGTAGTCCTCAGGATCAAGTCGAAACTCTTCGTTCGGCTCCGTGGCGATGTTCCTGCACGGGAAGTACTTCTGCGCTTTGCCAATGGCGAGCAACAGGCCGCTGCACTCTTTCGGGTACTGCGCGGCCGCGTGCGCCTGGATCGCCGCAATGATGTGCTTGCGCATGGTCAGCTCCTGGCTATCAAGGACACGGCAGGGAATCCGCCGAAGGAGAGTTCGTTGTACTCGCCAAAGCGCAACTTGCACGACGACAGACAGCCTTTGCACTGATCCAGCGCGGGGTCGTCCGTTGGGTTGTCCTCGTCGTCGAACATGGCCGCGCCGGTGTAGCCGCAGTCCGGACCTCTGTACCCGCCCCTCATTGCCCAGTCACAGAACGTAGTCATTTGGCGGCCAGGCACTCCATGGTTGTCGATCTCGCCAGGGGACGACAGTTCCCACACCACGACAGTGTCGTCCTCGGCGGTTTTCTGATCGATATACCAGATATCCAGGGCTTCCTGAGTCGGGTCGGCAGTGGGGTTTCCATTAGGAAAATTGACCGCATCGAGATACTTGGCAGTTGTCTCTCGTATTGTCAGCTGGAATTTAGCCAGGTCCTCAAAAGCCAAACACAGTGCCGTGATACGCCTATTAACGTTACCTGCCGCGAAGGTTGGCCTCGCTGCCGAACCGTCACTACTGGAGCTGACGCCTTCGAACTGAACTGGCCAGGCCGCGTACTCCTCGCCCTGCCACCAAATCGACTTGGCCGGCAGGTCCTCCTCCGAATGCTCGTAGGCCAGCAGCTCCTCGGGCGTGTGCGGGATGGCGTGACCGTGAAAGCGCAGGTAATCCGCGCCGTATTCAGTCCCGTCAATTTCGAACAGGCGAATTTCGGCGCCGGGCTCCAGTTTCTGGATGTCCGTGATCAGTGCCATGGGTGGTTATCTCAGGGGTGAAAGGTTTGTTCGAAGGTTGCGGTGATCGCGTAGACCTGGCCGCCGCGGTGCACAGGCTTGTAGCCGTTGCACTTGTAGAGGCCGAGATCGCCCAGGGGCGGCTCCCAGAGGAAGCCCTTTGCGCCCTTGTGCCGGTCGAGGAATGCCATGATGTCTTTGATGCGCCCCTTCAAACCGGTGAAAGTCACCGGCCAGGATTGCGACCGGTTGTTGAGGCCATCCTCGACCGACTGCTCGTAGCCGTCACCGAACTGCTTCGAGCGGACGCGCTGGGTGATATCACCCTCCGCGCCTTTCTCCGTCGCCCAGGTAAATCGTTCGATTGCCATCAGCGCCCCTTAATTGCTTTATTGATCACGCCACCCTGGCCCATGTCTTTGTTACGCAGCTGCTGATATTTCTGCTCGACGAACGCGGCCAATTCTTTGCCAAACAGGTCGTAGCCGGGAGCGTCAGCCGAGGACGATGCGTTACCGTCACCGTCGATATGCACCTCGACATTGATCTGCGTCGCGCCTGCACCGCCGGCGCCCATGGCCGTTACGCCCAGCTTGCCGTTGGCTGTACGGGTGAGCGGCATAATTGCCTCATCGCCCGCCTCGCCCATGACCCCGGTTTTTCCGTTGGCCATGCCGAACGCCGTGGGCTTGCTGACGATTGAGTTGGTGAAGGCGCCGCCGTCGGCGAACATCTGCACACCGCCCGACCAGGCGCCACCCTTGGCCTGAATGCTGCCCGGGGTGAAGTTTGAAAGGTCGGTACCGGTGTACCCGGCCTGACTTGCGCCGCCAGAACCACCGCCGCCACCGAAGTAGCTGGCCGTTGCGCCAACCAAGCTGCTCAGCAATGCCGAGCTCGCCTGGCGGGTAGCAATGCGCGCCATGTCCGCAAGGATCGACTTGGCGAAGTCCGAGAACGATGCCTTGCCGGTCATTGCGAAGTTGACGACCGCGTCCTCCATGCTGCTGAAGGCGTTGCCGAACAGGCTTTTGGTCTGGCCGGCAATGTTCTTCGCCGAATCCAGATAGTTGGCCCAGGCCGACGTCGCGCCCTTCGTCCAGTCGCCCTGAGCGTTCTCCACGTCCGCGTAGTTCTGCCGGATTTGGTCGGTCGCCGCTTTGTTCGCGTCTGCGAGCGCCTGCGACTTACGCTTGAACTCCTCCTCCGACATGTTGCGCGACGGGTCTGATTTCTGGTTGGCCAACTCCAGCGACTGCTGAGCAAACCGGTCTTGCTGGCTGTTCAGTTCGCCATTGAGTGCGTTCTGTCGGTCACCCTGGCCCACGCCGAGAACTGCGCGCTGGCCGGCAAGCTCCAGGGCTCGTTGCTGCTGAGCCAGGGCCTGCACGTAGGTGGTGATCGACCGTTCCTGCTTGGCCAGACGGCCCTTCTCGTTTGTGGCGATAACCGTCAGCTGACTATCGGCATCCTTCTGAGCCTTGACCATCCCCTGCCTTGCGTCGGCGATCTTCTGGTCGAGCTGGATGCTCTGGGCCGCCGTCGTGCCTTTCTTGGCCTTGGCCGCTTCCAGCGCATCAATCTCGGCCTGGTACGCCGCGGTAACATCGTCCTTTTCCTGATTGATCAGGGCCGACCGTTGCTTGGCATAGTCCGACAGCGAAACCACTCCAGCCTTCTGCTGGGCCTCCAGTTCCTTCTGGGCATTCCGGTATTCATTGACGATGTCGGAAAGGTTGTTTTTAGCGTTGTTGAAGCTGGTCAGGTCGACCTGATTGGCAGCAGCTTTTGGGTCTTTGAACTTGTCGCGGGTCTGTTTTTCTAAAGCCGCTTCCTCCGCGGCGGTGAACGTGTAGCCTGCCTGTCGCGCAGAAGCGATACGCCTTTGATTTTCCTCAAGCGCTTTCGTCAGCTTCGTGGACTTTGATGCCGTGGCGTCGAGATTGTTTTGCAGGGTTTCATAGGCCTTCGTGCCCTCACGAATATCTTGCGCCTGGAACATTTCACGCCGAGCCTTCGCCTGATCATCCACTTCCTTCTGCAACAAGGAGGTGATGTCGCTCTGGGCTCCGGCCTCGCCGCCACTGAGCATCATCATGTCCGGGTTGTCGCCCAGGATCATCGGGTTAGATTTAGCGTTACGTAGCGTATTCAGGCGATCGGCGAGCTTTTCGAACTTCTCGTCGAAGGTATCTTCGCGCCCGATATCAAGCACTGCGTCCCAGGCACCTTTGGCGGCCCCCTTAACTGCATTCCATGCGCTTTCGACCGTACCCAGGTTGCCGGTGATGGTGCCAGCACGCTCGATCAGCGCATCAGCGTATGCACCCTCTGCCACCTGCTGGGCGCCCAGCGTATCGCCTTGCTCCTGCAAGGCCCGAATCTGGGTGTACACGGCGGCGGTGAGAAAGTTGTACTTGTCATTGAGCGCAACGACCGACTTTAGCGGGTCATCAGCCAGCTTGGTAAATTCCTGAACGGTTTCAGATGCCGCTTTGCCGGTGGCTTTCTCGAACGAGAGAGCTGCAATAGCAATCTGTTCGAAGCTACCGCTGACGATCTTCCCGGAGCCCGCCAACTGCGCCAGAACCGCCGCTGCCGAACCAGTAGTGCCAATGGTAGTGCTGACCTGCTTCGCCATGGCCGCAAGCGATGACGAGGTTGTGCCAGCGGCATTCCCAGTGGTTACCAGGGACTCACGGAATTTGTCCTGCTCCTCGCTACCTTTGTAATAGCCAACGGCCAAGCCGCCCACGGCTGCGGTGGCCAGGGCCAGCGGCCCCAGAATGGCAAGCAGCCCAGCGGCGCCCGCTCCAGCCCCAGCGCCCAGTTGCGCAACCGCACGTACACCACTCCCCCAGTCGCCCGAGGAAAGAGCATTGCCCAACTGCACGACGTTTTCCTGCGCCTGGCGGGTGCCGAGGCGCAGCCTGTCAAAACCGGTGGTGGTCTTTTCGAGCTTGGCGTAGTCCTTGTCGATCTTGCTCAGGGCAGTGTTGTACTGGTCCTGGCTGATGCGGCCGGCGTCCAGGTGTTTGCCCAGTTGCTCGACCTGTGTGTCCAGCTTGGCCAGCGCGCCGCGGGCCGGGTCAATCGCCCCCAGCAGGCTGTTCAGCGCTTTCTGCTCATCCATCGCAGACTTGGCCAGGGCGATTTGCTGCTTATCGAGCTGCG